ATGAATCAGGGTGCGCTACTGGCCATTTTTGCCTCATTGATTTTCAGCGTCATGAACGCGCTGGTTAAAACCATCTCCGATGCTATTCCCACCGGTGAAATCGTGTTCTTTCGCAGCAGCATCGGCTGTGTGCTGGTTCTACTGCTGATGTACCGCCACCGCATCGCCTTTAGCCGCGTAGACCGGCCGCTGCTGGTGTTGCGCGGCACCATGGGCGGGCTGTATCTCATTTGTTATTTTTACAGCATCGCCCATCTGACGCTGGCCGACGCCAGCATGCTGGCCTATCTGTCGCCGTTTTTCTCCATTTTGCTCTCCTTGCTGGTGCTGCGTGAACGGGTCAGCGCCTGCACCGCGTTTTGGCTGACGATGGTCATCATCGGCGCCGTGCTGCTGGTGCGGCCGTGGCACTTCTCGGCCTATACCCTGGCGTCGCTGGTCGGCGTGATGAGCGCGGTGTTCGCCTCGATCGCCTATCTGTCGGTCAACAAACTCAGCAAGCGCCACCACAACTACGAGATCGTGTTCTACTTCCTGTTCATCGCAACGCTGATCTCGCTGCCGCTGATGTGGAACGCGTTCGTTTGGCCCAACGCCTATCAGTTCGCCATTCTGCTCGCCATCGCCCTGGTGTCGCTGTTGGGGCAGGTCGTCTTAACCCAGGCCTTCTCTTCCGATAACCTGATCGTGGTCTCGGTGGTGCGCTATATCGGCATCGTGTTCAACATCGCCTGGGGTTGGCTGTTCTGGCATGAGATCCCGCTGCTGCTGTCGCTGTTAGGCTGTCTGCTGGTGGTGGTTTCCTGCATTCAGCTCGGGCTGCGTCACCGTAAGAAACCGGCTTAAGCCGGGCTTGCCGCAACCAAAAAAAAACGCACCCAAGGGTGTGTTATATTTAAATTTATCTAATTGATATTTATTGATTAAATAAATTCCAATGCCACATATTGCCCACATGGTTTTGTGGGCATGAAAAAACCCGCGCGAAGCGGGTTTGAGGTGTTTCCCTGGTGTTGGGGTTAGTTCTTTTTGCTGCTGAAGGTGGCCCGGATGAGCCTTATAATTTTGTTTGCGGCCCGGCGTATAACGCCCGGAGGCCTGCACTTGTCGCAATAATCAGACCCTGAATCACCGCAATCAGACAGGTGATAAAGCCAAAGGCCGCACGTCCTGCAAAAAATCATATCCATTCCTTGATACTGGGCCGCCGGTTAATGGCGCGAATCTGTACGCTTTTTATCCTACTGAGATATCCCCTCACCATCCAATTGATTGCATAGATCAATAACATACGAATTGATCGCTGAAACCGATCGACTCGCTAATTATATCTGGCTGACGTAATCGCCCGCCCAGTCATTCCGCGGCCCTGCCCCCACGTCCCTGCGCGCCATTCTCGGCGCGATCCTGCCGAGATCTTTTCCGCAATAAATTGCAAAGTTCTTGCTTGCTGGCAATTCAGCCACAACCCGCGCCACGCCTAGCGCGGACGACGATCACCCCACGCGGCGCAGGCCACCGCCACGGCCGAAAGGATCCACGCGGAAAGCTACGCGATCCTTTTATAAACATGATGTTACTCAATCGGTTAGCCGGACGGCACGCCCGCATTATTGCAAAAGCCTGCAAAACCTTGCGCAGTTTGCAAAACCATTAACCCGCCAGAACCCCAGACAGGGCGCGGGCTGGCGCGGTGGTTTGCGGCGAAATTCTTTTGCAAAATTTTTATGATCCAAATTGTGCAGGCGGGTGCGGTGTAGCGCCGTTTCCGTCTGGTAAGCGCTTCCGTATGCCTGCTGTAGACTCCGTGGCGGGGTGTGGTAATGCGAACGTGCCAAGCGCCACGTTGTGGCATGGCGCAGAGGGAAAACGGCTTAGAAGGCGATACAGGCGGAATTATGGGAAAAACGCCCGGCCGGGATGGTCAGGCAATGAAAGGGGCGTACTTTTCGCGGAGATCGTTAGTTTTCTCGCCGGTGGCGGCGATGGCTTCGCCGTTGGTCGGCGTGCCGGTGTTACTGTGGGTATGCTGGGCCGTCTGTTCGGCCAGCTGGCTGAGCACGTCCAGGGTATCGGTCAGCAGGCTTAACACGTTCACTTCTTCGCTACCTAGCCGGATAGTGGGCGCAAGCAGTTCCTGCGCCGCGGCCACACTGCGCCGGATGCCCTGGATTTGTTCGGTGAGCGTGCCGCCTACCTTCAGGCTGTCATTCCGGCCAACATCGCCGATTCTGTCTTTGCTGCAGCGGCTGACCAGGTTACCCGATGCGCCGATCGTATAGTCGCCGTCCGCCAGCTGCACCGCGGCCCCGGCCAGCAATTTGGCGGTACCCAGCACCGTGGTGGTGTCGTTGGCCTGCACCAGCGTGGTGCGCGCGGTGGTGGTACGGTTTTCCCGATCGCTGGTGACACGGCGCTGACTGCTGGATTCCTCGATCGCCTGGTCGGTTTCCCGCTGCCATGTGCCCGCCTGGGTCACGCGCTGACTCACCCCAGCACGCTGTTGCTGCAGCTGCTCACCGGGTTTGATATCCGGCAGCGCCTGGCCGTCCGCCAGGGTTTGGCGGATCAGCGGTTTATCCGGCCTGCCTTCGGCAAACCCGACCTCGACCAGCGCCCCTTCGGGCGGATACTGGAACAATCCCCCTTCGGCCGCGGCCATCGGTACCGGCAGCGGTACCGCGTTGTATACCGGGGTATCCGCTGCCGCTGCGCCGTTCTCGTCCAGTAGCTGCAGGTTTACCGCATAGCGTGGCCGGAACGGGTCGGACTGGTCACCCAATGCGGCGCTGTCGGTCGGCCCCATCACCCGCGCCAGGCGCGGCAGGTGCAGCCCGGCGCTGAGCTCGGGGTAAATCTTGTCAATCTGCCGTTGCTCTGGGCTTTTCTGCGCCGGTTTTCCCTGGCTGTTGAGCGGCGTCCAGGTCAGCGTCATTTCGTCATCCTGGATCCGCACCTGCGTGACGCGCTGGCCGTTGACGATCACGCCTGGGCGAATGGCCGGGATAGCAGGCAGCGTGATGCTGTTGCCACCGGCCGCGCTCTGAATAAATTCGGTAGGAATATCGACCGGCGCGCCAGCAAAGCGGGAATGGGTATAGCTTCCCACATAGACCGTGCCGTCAGGCAGCTGAAACCAGGTGTAATCCGCGATGCCAAAGGCTCGGCCCAGATTCGCCAGCAGTTGGTAACCGCTGCCGCTGTGGGTGAAATGCGGGATCGGCGTGTCGGTGTAATCGGCATTATCCGGCAGCGAAAACACCATGTCGGTACGCCGGGCAACGTCAGCGACCACATCGCGCAATGTCGGGTGCTGCAACGATACCGGCCAATGACCATCAAACACACCGACCAGCTCGCGCACAAAAATACGCTGTGCGCCGTTCTCTGCCGGGCTGCAGCGTTCAACAAACCCAGTAAACCAGCGGTAAACCGTCTCGTCATACCCCATATCGAGGCGCACCAGTTGGCCGGTGGTGTCGGCAGTGGTCAACGCGGTGATAAAACCGCGGCCGCACCCGGCCAGCTCAAGCAAAACATGCTGTGAAGCTACCGGCACGGCATCGGTGCCGATGCGCAGCGTGATAACCGGTTTCACTGTTCACCCCCTGCCGGGCCTATGGCCGTATCAATTTTTTTGAGCACGCCCTCAAACCATGACAGCTTTTCGGGGGATTCCTCGGCGCTGCCTGTGCCGCCCGCCGTCTGCGCTGTCGCCTTTCCGCCGCCAGCGGCCGCGGCCTGCATCGCCTTGCGTTCGGCGACGCTGAAATATTCTTTCAGGGTGAAATTCACCAGCCAAGCCATGCGGTCAGTTTGCGGCGCGGCGTCCACGTTGCCGGAAAATGTTGCCTCACGAAACTTTATCGCCTGTGCCACCTCGTGGGCCACACGGTAGCGTTTCATGCCGCCGCTGGCGTTCTTGGCCTCCGCCAGCGCAAACAGGCGCGTTAACTGCGCCTTGTCCTCGAACGGTATCAGCCCGGATACGCGCAACTCTTTGCCTTTTACCCCCTGCTCAGCATTGGCGGTACTGCTGGCCTGCCCGGACTGGTCTTTGTCCTGGATCTGCATCGACGGCGTAACCAGGATGTTTTTCATCAAAATGGCCTCGCCATCCAGTGCCAGGACGATAATTTGCGTCATAGTTCCCCCAACATCGCTCGCAACGGCGCGAGATCGTCGCCGACAAACATCAGCGCCAGCGTAAACACCCGATCGGCCTCCGGCACATCCTCGCGCATCAGCCTGGCGGCCTTCTGCGTGTCGCCGATGGCGGAAACCGCCCACACGTCCACGCTTCCGGCCTGCAGCTGCGCCAGCCCTTCCTTTGCCGCTTCCAGCAGCGTGGCGCGGCTCTTGGCAAACTCAGCCAGTGCGGCGGTGATGCCTTCCGGGGTGCTGGGTGCCGCAGCGTCTGCAATCGCCTGGATCAGCGACTGCGCGCCAGCGGCCTGGCGGGTGGTGCTGACCGACAGCGATACGGCAGGCGGCAGTCCAGCGGCGACCGCAGGCAACTGCATGCGGCTGGTTGCCAGGCTGATCGCCGCCGTGGCCCGGCGCTCGACCTGCGTCAATGGAGCGATCGGGAACACTTCGGCGGCGGTGGTCAGCAGCGTGACAAATGCCGCGAGCGTCGGCGCTGCCAGCATAATCACGGTCACATCCTGGCGTACCGATGCCCCAGCCAGTCGGCTGACCAGGTAGTTAACGGCATTCGGCGGGCTCAGGTAAAAACCGGAGTCCTCTTCCTGGCCCAGCCCAAACACCCACGGATGCGCCACCACAGTGGAACAGGTAACCCCCTGCAGGTTCTCCGGGATATGCAGGCGTTTTTTCTCCCACATATCAGGCAACCCGCATCCAGCCACGCACATGGACATAGGCGTTTTGAACAGAAAACGCCTCAGTGCCGCCGTCTCTCCCCGTCACCAATCCCTGGCTGACAACCCCCTGGCTGGCGTCAACGCTATAGCGGTTCGATGTGCCCCCATCCAGGGCGGTGTTAGACGGGTATGCCTTCAGGCCATGCTCATGAGGGGGGATATGCTGCGCCCCCAGAGTCACTTCGTTGTTACCGCCGGTGCCCATAGGGTCATAACCCAACGCCAGTACACGCCCATCAAACGTGCCGGTAATATCCTGCCAATCAGTGCCGGGGTAATCCGCGCGCGGATCGGCGTTATTGCCCAGCAACATCACATAGCCCACCGGGAACGGGCAGTAGACTTTTACCCATTCTTGCGTTGCGAACGTGCCCGCTTTGCTGCGGATACTGCCGTTATAAGGGTTAAAGTCCCATACGCAATCTACATCGCTATCACCACGAGCATGGATAGTCGGGTGCGCGTGTTCGTTGTTTGCGGGCATCAGGTAACCGAAGCTGACCGCCGTCGGGTAGCCTTGCGCTTTACGGGTTGACGTTCCCTTGGCAACAGGAACAAAAATACCGCCGATATTCACCGGCCATTGCCAATTAGGTTGGAAGAAAGGGGCCTGAGTGCTTAACTGGTCAGCATAAGCCCCCGCCCCGTTCGGCATCGCCTCGGGCGTGCTGGCAAACGACGGGGCAATAATTTGACCGGTGGCCGTGTCACCCTTTTTTTGTAAAAAATGCTGATCCGACTCTTCGTTACTGCGAATGGCCAGATTCTTGCGGGCGGCATCCTGCGCCTTAGCGCCTGCTTCGGCGATTTCAGACAGGTTATTGTCCACCTGCAGGAATCGGGCGTCGGCTTCGTCTTTGGTGTAAACGTCCAGCTCTTCCACTTCTTTTTCCAGCGCATCCAGCGGGAACGGCTTCCGCTCGTCGGTCACGGTGGTGCTGTCACGCCGCGCAATGCGGGTGACGTAGTGCTGGTACCCCTGGGCGTCAGTGTAGTTTTCCAGCGTGTCGGCCGCGCGCAGGGTGAACCCGTTGGCCCAGGCTCCGGTTACCGTACCTTGCCAACTGATATCAACCCACACCCCTGTTTTCGACGTCACATCGAGCACCTGGGCTTTTTCTAGCACGGCGCGCAGGCCAGCCACATACCCCAGACCAGGGGCCACGGTGGCCGTGGTACCGGTCACGCTGACCTTGAAACCATCGCAACGAAAAGCGGCGTCGCCGTAATAGTCCACATTCGCTAGGCGTCGGGATTCGTCCATGCTCTGCAGCCGGGCGCTGTAGTCGATCTGCCAGGTTTCCGGCGTGACAGTGATCTGCGTCGCCGCTGCCGCCCCATCGAACTGCATCGACAGGTTGCGGATCAGGCTGTTGCCCTGCTGGCCGTTCTCGGTCTTGGTTTTCGACTGGGTGGCAGTATGCACAATCATCAGCACCGTGCCGGTGGCACTGTCGACCAGGCCCACCCAGTTGTATTCCCAGTTGCCGATCGTGGTATCCAGCACCACTGAATACACCACGGCGTTTTCGTTCAGCGCGCCAAACTGGGTAATGTCCGCCATGTGCTTAATCTGCCCGGCCTCAGGCATACCCTCGTCACGATCGATCTCCGCGTTTTCATCCTGTCCGGGGATGAAAGCAAAAATCATCTGGTCAGGCCGCGCAGGTTCACCCGCTACGGTCTTATCGATCAGCCAACGCTCAAAGGCTTTGGTAACAATGCTTTGCGACATATTCCGCCCCTTAATACCAGTACGTCAGTGAATATTTGGGCTCATAACTCATTTCGCCGACCATGCCCAACGGGCTGTATTCACCGGTAAAGAGATCAAGCACCTGCTTAGCCTCGCCGAACACCATCAGCACAATGATGACCTGCGGGGCCGACTGTGATGATTTGTAATGGACGTACAAGTCATAGGGCAGCATCTCCCCGCCTGCCGTACAGGGCACCGCCTGCAGCACACAGCGCAGCGGCGGGCGATCACCCTTTGCCGCTTTATCCAGCGTGAGGGTAGTTTTCCAGTACTCGCAGATCCCCATATGGCCGTGGGCGTTGGTGCCTCCGAGGCCGGGGCCGTAGCTGGATGACCAGTTACCGCCCTTCACGGCCCAATTCGCCATTGCGTTTACGCCATCTTTGCCGTCGGTGCCGTTGGTGCCATCCTTACCGGGTGGCCCTGGCGGCATCATTGCCGCCATCTGCTCAATGGATACCTTAAACGTGTCCAGCTCGCCGCCGCTGTCCGGCTGACTGATCGGCAGCACACCGCCCTGTTTCAGCTCGGTGACCGGCGGCAAATTCATAATGCTGATTTCGTCGGTCATGATTTCTCTCTTTCTGTTACCAGTTGCGTGCCGCGCTCGGTCACAAGCCGAGCCCCGTTTTCAGTGGTGAGCGCCGCGCGCGTCTTCGGTCTGCTGGATATCACGCAGCAGCGCCAGAATGCGTTAGGGTTATCAAAGGCGATATCCGCGGCGGTACCGTTGGAACTGAATTCCTCTTCTTTGCGGTGCTTACCTGCCAGGATCACCGCATAGAAGCGCTGGCCCAAGTTGTTGGTGAATACCGTGTTACTGAGCCACCACCCCGCCCACGTCGCCCCCGGCGGCGGTGAACCCGGCCAGCCGTATGCCGCCATGTCGCCCCATTCGTTCCAGAGCCCGCCCAGGTTGCCGCGTATGCACAACTCACCGGATGCCGGATGCCCAAAATTGAGCTCGTCAACTGACGCCGGTCGGCCTCCCAATGACTGGCACCAGGCGGCCAGCTCGCTGAATTTGCCTTTGGTGCCGTCCTGGATAAACCACAGCTCGGGCGCAATATGGTGCACCACCTCGCGCGCCAGGCTGTCGGTACCGGTCACCGTAACAGCCCCCGCCCCGGTTATCGTCACCATGCAATCTTTGCCCATCGGGGCCACAGTCGCGTTACCGCTAACCGTCCAATCCGTCGGCCCCACAGCGCCCTGAGCCTCGATCGCATAGGTTGCACCTGCGAAGCTGGTTGCGGGCCTGAACTCGCCGGTCATCCAGTCATTGACGTGGAAGCGGGCGATCTCGAACGTCGGCACAAAAACAGCGCTGTGATAGCCAGCGTCCAGATCAAACCGGCCGGGCCGCACGCTGACGGTGTTCTGGTTTAGCACGTCGAAGAAATACCGGCGACAGGTGCGGCCGTACTGCCTAACCAGGTTCATCATCAGCACGTTATCGCGGCTCAACTGCTCATCGTTGATGCGCAGTAAGATGACGTCCCAGTCAAGCCATAGCTGGCGCTCCAGCTGCTGCACCTGGCCGATTTCCAGCCGTTCGAATATCCGCGCAAACCCTGCCAGGCTCCCGGCGTCCAAGGCGTTGACAAAGGCGTGTTTCACCCGCAGGCGGAACAGCGCCAGCGACTCGCCAGGGAATCGGTTGATATCGCGCTGGTACGCCAGCAGGCTCAGTAACTGCTCGTCGCAGGTATCAACGTCGATTTGCGCAAGCGGGAACGTCAGCCACCCGTAAACCCGCTCCCACCAGATTTTAGAGGCGTGCGCCAGGGTGAGCGGCTCGCCCCGGTTCATCCAGACCGGCAGGTTGATATCAGGAAATTTACTCATCCGCCGGAACCATGCTCAGGGTGCGCAGCCGCGGCACGTCCAGCCCGCTGAGAATATCCCCCAGGGAAAACTCAAGGGATTCGATATCGGGGAAGGCGTCGTGCAGCTCTTCGCCCAAGCGCGACATAGAGAAGCGGCTGAACGGCCAGGTCTTCGCGACGTCATAATCGGTATTTTCCCGGAACGCGCAGCGCACCAGGTTTCCGGCATTACGCAGCAACGTGGCCGTCTGCTCGTCGGTCAGATGGCTGCTGGCGTACAGATGCACGGTGATCGTGAGGTCGTGCGAGGTTTCCGGCAGCGGCAGGCACAACACATCATCGCCGTGGCCGTGGTTGCCCTGCGTCATGACGTAATCATTCACCATGTCAATAAACGGCTGGCTGGCGATACCGGAATCCAGCAGCAGGTAAACGTTGGCCGTGCCCGGCCCGCGCGGCGCGTCGTGCTCAAAAAAAATGCGGTCGGTGTTGAGCCCAGCCAGGCCGGAGATCATGCCGCGATACACCGCATCAATGTGATATTGCCCGACGAGGTTAAACTGGTTTTTCACCCGATCGCGCAAGTCGTCGTCTGACTCCGTATCAGCGCCCGGCTGGGTTAACCAGTCATCCTCATTTACCGCGCTGGCGATACCGTCGACCGCCACCGGCAAAATTCGGTAATAGCCTGGCGCCAGGTTAAACCCGCTGCCCTCCAGCTCAGCGACCACCGGCGCCAGTGCACTGGCCGTCCCTGGGGTGATGGTGACGTCGGCAGTGGTCAGCAGCCGGTAAATGGTGCCGTTGATTCGCTCGGTCTGGATAACGGTACCCACAGGCACCGTGATTTCCCGCCCGGCATCCACCTTGGTGAAGCGTATGGCCCCGACGGCGGCGGTGGCATCCTTGCGCGCCAGGTTGACCGCCCATGCGAACAGGTCAGCGAACATCCCCCCGGCGGTCGCCAGGAACAGGTTTTTCATCACCGTATTGACTAGGGCGTCTTTGAGCCACAACACCGGCGCGGTAACGATCGCCGTAATCAGACGCCAGAACGGCGACATACGCGAGGTGTTAGTGATCAGCCCCTCGGCGCGCACGATGGCGTTAAACTCATCGCGTATCTGGGCCTCCGTGGTCGGCATGCCCTGATCGGCCAAAATGGCTTCATAGTCTGGGTTAGGCTTGTTGTTCATCTGTCCCCAACTTATCCGTTATCGAAAGCGGCCCGAAATCGTAGGTGTCGGCCGCAATGAAGTAGTCACCGTTGCGGCCGTCGGCGATGCTGACGGTACCCGGTACAATCCTATCGTCGGATTCAACCAGTAATTCCATCTGCATCATGATGTCAGCACGCAGCACCGGGCTGCGCTCGGCGATCAGCTCTTTGACGATGCCGGACTCAATAATCATGTGAACCACGTCCTGCGCGATGCTGACGCGGTTGTTGCAGAGCTCCGGCTCATTGCCGGAGTCCAGCGTAAAATTACGATCGGTGATCAGCAGGTCGATATATTTCGGTTCGGTGTTCATCCTGCGGCCAGCTCCCGCGACTCCATCAGCGCGTCAAAGGTTTCCCCGTTCTGCGGGTAGATATTCACCTGGCCGATCTTCCGGCTGTTATCCGTGACTTTGCTCTGGCCACCGCTGGTAATGGTCTTGCTAATGCCGCCGCGCTCCAACTGCGGCGCATTCAATCCGGCCGGGCCAGCCAGCCCCGACACGTCCGGCGCGGCGTCGCCGACCGGTTTCAGGTCGATTTCCACGCCGGGGATCATGTTCAGCTTGCTGACAATCCAGTTGTAGGTCTTGCCGAACGACTGGATCAGCCAATCCCACAGGCCGCTGAACACTTTGCCGATGGCGTCGACAAACCCCAGAAACGCCTCAACCGGCGACGTACCGCCAAAATAATCGACTACTTTTCCCCAGCCGACCTTAATCAGCCGCCAGACTGCACCGAACACGGCCCCCACTACGGTGGCAATCTGCATCACCCATTGAAACGCCTGGGTGTCCATCAACGCCGCCTTGAGCTCGTCCCAGTGCTGCACGGCATACCAGATGCCTGCCGCCAGTGCAGCCACGGCCACAATCACCAGGGTGATCGGGCTCATCAGAATTTGCATGCCGACGGCGGCGAACATCGTCGCGATACCGTAAGCACGCATGGCGATAGCTGCCGCCATCAGTCCGGCACGCTGCAGCAGCGCCGCCGCGGTAGACACACGCCAGGCCATCGTCACCGCCAGCAGCGTGACGCGCAGCACCCGCATGGTGGCGCTGTACGCAATCGCGGCAATGCGCGCAATCTGTAGCGCACGGGCCTTCAGGTTGATAACCCACCACAGCGCCCGCGCGGCAACGGTCGCGGCCTTCCAGATGCCGGTCAGCCCCATCCAGACAAATTTTGATACCCCAACCACGATATTGGCGGCGGCACCTGCCGCCCCCAGCGCCAGGGTGCCCAGCGTGATGTAACCAATCCAGCGGGCAATATTCGGGAACATGTCCAGCCACTTGGCAAACTGGGTACCGGCATTGATGGCGTAATCGATCATCGGTTGAATTGCGGGGATCAGGCGCATGCCGATAGACACGCGGACGCGCTCCCAGACTTTATCCACCCGTTCCCAGATGTTCGCCATCTTCGCCGCCATTTCCGTGGCCTTGTCCAGCCCCTGGGTGTTGCCCATGTCGCGCATGTGTTTGCGCAGAGCGTCCGCCTGGCCCCAGGCTGCGGTCAGTGCCTGCGCCCCCTCGCCAAATGCTTTATTGAGCGTGGCCTGGGCTTTTACATTGCCTTCGATGGTGTCGCCAAATTTGGCCTGCAGTTTCTGCAGAATGTCAGGGAACTGCAGTAACTTGCCCTGAGCGTCGGTAAAGCTCATGCCCAGCTGTTTGCCAGCCTCAACGGCGCTTTTCAGGAATGAATCGTAGATTCCCCCGGCCTCAGTGCCCTGGGTCTTGCTCAGCAGCCCCAGCACGGCCAATTGCTCGTCCATGCCCGCGCCATATTGGGTGCCGGTTCCTTTGCTGGATTTCACCAGCTCGCGGATTTCGTCCAGGTTGGTGCCGAAGTTCTTCACCATGTACGCGCCTTTCGACGCCATCATGTCGGCAAACGGCACGTTACCCATCGCGCGCACGGTCGAACGGTAGTTGTTCGCCATCTCGCTCATGTAGCCCGCCGCCTGCTCAGCGCTGGATTTACTCGCCACCGCCAGGGTGTTGATCGCCACTGCGGCGCGGGGTAACTCACTGTCGGCCAGCCCGGCCAGCTCACTCTTAATGATGGTGCCGGAGGCGATAAACTCCGCCGCCGACTTGCCATAAGCGGTGCTGAAGCGCTGGGCCGATTTGTACATTTTTTCCAGGGAGTCTTCGCCGACGCCGCGGGTGGAGAGCTCGTTAAGCGCCTGTTGCACCTCGTTGGCCGGGCCCAGTAACCCCTTAACACCCTGGACAACACCCCACAAACCGGCAGCGCCGGTCGCCACCTGCTTGAAGGCATCGCCGGACTTTTTGGCGAAACTCTCAACCGACTTTTGCGCCTGCCCTAACGGGGCGCTCAGGTTGTTTTTGAGGCTCAACAAAAAGGCCAATTCTTTCATGGGGGTTATGTCCTGCTGCCGCTGAAGGCAAAAGCGATGCCTTCCGCGACGCTGTTAATATTGCTTTCGTGGAAATACTCGGCCAGCCAGAGGGCGCGGGCCAAGTTCATGCTGCTATCGCCCCGATCGGCCTCGTCGTCGTGGTCTGACGGTGAGGGCAGATAATGACGCCTCAGCGTCACCATCTGTTCGTAGTTACTGGCCCGAATGTGCTCGACTAACTGGCCTATCCCTTTACTTCGATCTCGACCGATGGCGCATATTCTTTGTTGATCTTCTCGGCGATTTGCGCGCCCAGGCCCGGCTTAAGCAGCAGCGCCGCCAGCGCGTCGCGGGACTCCGGCACAACGATGCGTTTCAGGTAGGTGGCAACCGCCCCCACAACGTCCTCGGCGCGCGCCGACTCGTTCAGGCATTTGTTGTATGCCTGCAGCGTCGGGGCAAATTTCACATCAACGCCGCCGATGCCTAGGGTGATGATGCCGCTATTTTCTTTGCTCATGGGTTACATCCCTTCTTTGTTGAATTTCAGTCACTAACTGGTTATGCCTGGCAGCGCAGACCACATACAGATTGCTGTACTGCCTCAGCGCCAGATCAAAATCACTTCCCGTTGGCCCCACCAGGCGCGGCAGGTTTTCCGGGCACCGTGCCGTCAGATTTGCCTGATAGGGTTCGCTCGGCCTGGTCAACACTGTTGTTGAACAGCCGCACATACTCGTCAGTAGCGCAAACGTTGCGAAACACCGGCTTAATGGTTTCGGTATGAATGACGCGCTCCGTGTGGATTTCATTGCCGTGCAATTCCTGTAATTTGGCCTCCAGCCGCTGGGCCGATTCAGAGGAAACACCCTGGATCAGCCCGCGCAGCTCGTCGCGGAACTCGGCCCGGCGTTCTTCCTCCTCGCCCGTGGTGACCGTCACAAACCAGCCCCCGGCGGCAACACCGATCAGAAACACCCCAACCAGGCGCGAGATCATTACCGAACCCCTTCATGCTCAAGGCTGAAGTGATTGCCGTCCGGGCGCGAAAACCGCCCGCCCCAGGAGCCGCCGAGGGATTCCCAATACTCACCTAGCGGCAGATATGCGGCGCTGTCGGTCTGGTACACCCCATCTATAAACAGGTTGAAGTCAACGGCCAGGCGCTGGGTGTGCAGGCTGTTGCGGATGCCGCGGCCAGCCTTGGCATTGAGCGCGGCTTGCTCCGGGGTGCGATACGCCTCGCCGAATGTCAGCCGCATGCCGTGGTCACCGGCGTAGGTGATCAGCTGGGCAATCAGTTGGGTGAATAGCTGTTGTTTTTCGCTCAATTTCATGATTTATCAGCCCCTTTCATTTTCGTCTCGACATAGCGTTTGAGCATTGACTCAATCACCGTGTGCCCCAAAATTCCCAGCGCCGCCGACACGGCCACCAGGGCCAGCTCGTCAATATCGGGAAAGCGGATCAGGATCACCCCGGCAATCAGCGATACAGCGGAGCCCAGCACCATTCGGCCCAGCACCAGGCGAAGGGTCAGCCGGGCGTCATCGACCAGCACCTTGCCCAACCCGATGACGGCCCCGAGCAGCAGCAGCTTTAAAAACGTGCTTTCTCCGTTCGGCATAGCTCACCCAATCAGATCGCGGACGTCGTTTTCCGACAGGATCGGCACGCCATCGACGTGAACAAAATCCGGGCTGGTGACCAAATATTTCACTTTGTGGCTGGCCGTCTCGCCGCCTTTTGGGTCGAACCCGACCGGCGAGGTGATCACCAACTTGCAGCCGAACGCCTCGACGGTCAGCTCTTCGTCACCGGTGTTGGCGTAGAAGAGAATGTCGGTCGGTGGAATCGCGCGGTAACTGCCCGCCGCGCGCGCCACGGCACCAATCTTTTTAAAGTTCTTGGTGTCCATCTCCATTTCACCTTCGGCCGCGACGTCGCCAGCAACGTGGCCGTCAGGTACGCCCCGCGTTTGCGCCGCGGCCGTGTTGTCGGTGATATCCAAAGAGATGGTTTTCACATGGATAATTTCGGTACCCAGGGTGATATCAAAATCCATGCCCCCGATGCGTGATGACATAGTTACGCCTCCAGTGACGTGTCCAGCATGATGCTGACGGTGATCGATTTCGGGCTTTCATACGGGCGCACAACCAAATAGATATGCACCGTTTCAGCGTCAGCCCAGCTAATTTCCACATCGCCCGCTTTCGGCGGCTTCACTTCGCCGGGGAACGTCACGCCGTTGATCTGCGTGCTGCGGGACATTTCGCGCAGCGTCCGGCTGAAATAGGTCTTGTGGCTGGCGATGCTGGCCGGGGTACTGTTCAGCGAGCGATCGCCGATTTTGGCAATCGCCTGGATGCGCACACGGCGCGCCGCTTTATCGACAATGCGCAGGTATTCGATCACCGGATAATCGCCGCCCTTCACGTCCAGCGTGAGGCCGTCGGCCCAGTAAATCCCCTCGTAATCGGCGTACCACATTGGCACCGAATAACGCAGGTCATGCATTGCACGCAGCTGCGCTAACTCCAGCTCCATTCCGGCACTGTCGACCGGCAGATCGCTGCTGCCGATACCCAACCCCACGATCGCCCCGGTTTTTACCCTGGCCGGGCTGTCGGCGATGGTGACGCTGCGGTTGCATAGCCGCCCGCCCAGCGCCCCGGCCTCGTTGCCCCAGAGAGCGGGCACCAGCTGCACCGCATGCGCGGCGATATCCTTGGCGAGCTCTGCCTGGAACTTCAGATAATCGGCCCAGGTCACCCCGGCTTTTCCGCCCTCACCCGGTAGCGCCAGCGGCCCGGCGACGGTCAACGCGAACCACACCCAGCGGCCCAGCTTGCTGACCAGGGTTTCACGCAGTGCGGAATACGCCTCAATCGCGGCGCGGCCCTCTTTCACGTCGGCCAGTTGCGTAACGGCAACCACGCCCTCGACCGAAATCAGGTCTTGCACGTTCTCGATTGCTGCCGGCCACGTCGCTGGCTCGGCGTCTTTTTTTACCAACAGCGCATAAGCCTGCCAGTTTTGCCCGGCGTTGACCTTTGCCACGCGCACCACTTCGCGCAGCACTTCGCTGGCAGCGGTCAGCGCCGTGTCAATATCGGACTGGGAGTTAAGCGCCACCAGATCGCCGTCACCGGATTCCGCCGGGCCGACGTACAAAACGGTGCGCTCGACCTCGTTGATCCTGCCCTGGCGCTGGTTCAGCTGATTAATCGTTACATTGGGCCATGTCATTACTGTTTCCCCTTGATATCCTGCGCGTTAACGTTCCAGCCAAAGCCAATGGCCTGCAGCTGACGGGCAAGAATATTGTTAAATTCGGTATCACTGACGCCCAGGAACACGCGGGCGGGAATATCAATTTTCCAGGTCGATTTCGTCGGCTTGCCCCTGAGTTTTTTAATCAGTAGCCCGGCCTGCGCCATGCTCATGGTTTCCATGATTTGGCGTGACGTCGCCTTGACGTACCGCTTGCCCTTCCACACCTTGTACCCCAGCGCCCGCAGCCGTTTGGCCTGGCTCAGCAGCGCGGGCCTGCCGCGCTGGTCTGGCCGCGGCATCTTGTCCGCGCTCATCGGGATGGAGGCACCATCCTGGTGCACCGCCCCGATCAACCCCGCCGAAACCGGCCCGCTGTTGTTGCGGTAATTCCCGCCTTTCAGGTAAATGCGCACGGCCTCCCTTTCCGGCATTTCCCGCACATGCAGCAATTTGGGCAGCTGGCGCAGCATCTTGCCCTTGCCGCGCTTGCGCTTCGGCCAGGGCTGGCCGTCCGGCGTCGCCTGTTCACGCTGATGACGCTTGGCAGCGACGATGATCCCCAACTTGGCGATGCGCCATAGCAAGCGCTGACGCTGCCGGGGTTTCAGGTCTGCCGCTGCCAGCGTCTGCCGTAGCTGTTTCAGCTGGCGTTTATCCAGCCCGCCTTCAACCCTCGCCATTACCACCACCCAGCGGCGCGCCGTTCTCTGCCGCCGCGTACAAATAGCCAGATGTTGCGGTGTGGATCTCCGGGTAAGACAGCCGCCAGCGCTTCCCGGCAAGCGGGATTTCGCCAGCCTCATCCGGCGTTATGGTTATCTCGTCGGCCAGCTCCAGGGTGATCGACAACGTGCCGGTCTTCTCTTCGTCAAACTCGATATCAACCGCGGGCTCACCCAGGGCCAGCTCGTCATAGAGGTTGTTTCGGCTCGCATCTATCCAGGCGAACACCAGCGCGTACACCAACGCAGGTGGGCAAAGGCGGTACGGAAACCTGTCCCAGCTGAGCCGGGCGGTATAGCGAAATACGCCTAAGCGCCGCTGGCCCAGCCCCAACGCCTTGACCGAATACACCAGGGTGGCGTCCTCCATCGCGCTTTCAAAAAACTGCATCGCGCGTGTCGGCATGTACTGTTCCAAAAAACCGGTCAGGCTCTCTATTTGGCTCATACCTGATAAATTCCTACACGCCGGTAACCCTGCATGTTGCGGATCACCAGCGCCGCCTCAGCAAGCAGCGTTTCGCGCGTTTCGGCACTTTCCTGGCCGGGGTGCGTTTCACGCCGCCCGATGGTCGGAAATTCGCCGAGCAAGTCCGCCTTAGCGCGGGCATAAATCGCCTTTTTGTACTGCGCGGTAAGCTGGTTCTCTTCACCCATCTTTGCACCTGGCACATCGCGCGCCGTGGCATGCCCTGCGCCCTGGTGTCGGTTTACCACTCCGGCCAGATCGTCGTTAACTTCGGCAATCGCCGCGAGCACGGCAAGCCCGGCGGTATCCGGCGGCAAATCCGGCGGAATAGAGCGAGATTGCTGGAACTCTTTGAGATTGAGATCAGGCCAGAACGCCACGCCGTTAATGATCGGGATATCACTGTATCCAATCGTTCGGCCGCTAAATCCCAGTGTTGGTGATGGCATCAATCCCCCTGAAAAGAGAAGCGGGCTAACCAGTTTCCACAGCCTTGAAAGCCTTACGAGCTCTCTGCCTCCACTGTGCCCGCCCCGGCTTGCGGTAGTCGGTTTACTCTGCGGTCAACGCCCGGATGCGCGCGGTGATGCGCTCGCGGGCCGTTTTAACCCCAGCGTTTTTATCAAAGGCCTCGGCCTGGGCCAGCAGGCTGTCAGCCAGCTGCAACACCTCTACATCGGCGATCGCGGTAGAGCGGGGTTTCCCCTTCTCGTCGCGCAGCAGGTAGAGCCCGGCGAACTTGAACCATTTGGCGTTGATCTCTTCGTGAAGACGCCATTTCTCGCGGACGTTGGTAAACGTCCGACTGAAATACGGTTCAATACTGTGACCGTTTGCCGCCTGGTCTTGCGCCCATTCCAGCACCGTGTCAGCCACGAACGCCGCAAAGGAGCTCTTGAAGTTTTCAGGGGTCTGTTGCCCCTGTTCAACAGCAATGTCGGCCCAGTCCAGCGCCTGGTCAAAGCTGCCCACGTCAAACAGCCAGATCGTGCAGTAGGCAAACACCGGATTGCTGAACACCTTGCCGTCACTGAGATAGCGCTCAGCCACCGGCAACCACTTGGGCAGCAGTTGGTCACGCTTCATCTCGATGCGGTCGGCAATTCTCGGCAGCTCACGCAACAGCTCAACGTCACGGTTAAGCTCGCTGATTTGCACATGCAGACTGACCGGGCTATCGCAAATCGGCTCGCGGTTCTTGAGCGCCTGCTCTGCCCGAATGCGGGCGCGGTGGCGCTGGCAAGGTGTCATTTTCATGCGTTAGCCCCCGGTGCCTGGGTCTTCAACCTTCATGGTCAGCTTGTCGTAACCCGCGTACAGCTCATCGTGTTCCACGGCGTAGCCTTCCATGCGCAGATAGTTGTTCTCAAACCGCTTGCGGTCATCTACCCACTCAGCCTTACGCTGGCCCGTTCCCCGCTGGGAATACAGGTGCAGGTTAGACAGCCAGGTCACGATCAGGCGACCTTCCGGCATAAACGGCGGGCTGTAGACCTTGCGCCCGGCAATTTCACGGTTGATCAGCTGTGCCGCCACTTTCTCGGTCGGCCGGTCGATGCGGTTCATCATGCTGGTTGCATCGCCGCCGAGCAGGTCGGCCGATACCAGCACAACCAGGCGCGGGTCTTGGCGGAACGGTTCGAAAATGTTGGTGTGGATCAGGTCAGTGACCGCCGCATCCAGCCCCATGAAATCGGCATTTGCCCCGCCGATCGTGACGTCGCCGGTAACAATCTGCTCCGGGCTGCGCTCTTTGACGATGGTATGCCAGCCGCGGTTAACGTCTTGGCCCAGAGGGTACTTATCTGGGTCGGTGTCGTCGGCAACATGGGTACCGTTGAACGCGATACGCAGAATATCCAGGGCGAAAGAGTCATTGCTGAACGCCTGAATACGCTGGAAAAATTCGTCTTCGCTGCCCGCATTCGCCCAGGTCACCAGCGTGGCGTAATCCAGGTACGAACCGGAATCCGTTTCGGCGAGTTTGTATTCGTTCCCGCTGTTGTCCATCCGGCGCGAGAATCGCCCGGACTTCTTACGGCCGGTAAACAGTCCAGGGTTACCGGTGGCGACCACCTGCCCCTGTACCTGCTCCACGGTTTGGGTGTTGATCAGCTGCAGAAATTCAGACTGCTGCAGCAAGGCATTGCGCAGCTGGATATCACGCGGATCGGTCAGCGCAAAAAACTTGGACGTGTCCGGCACGCCGTAAGATTTCGCCAGGCCCGCGGTGTACTTGCGGATCAGCTTTTCAGCTTGTGGTGTCAATAACATGTGCTTTATTCCGTATCAGAAAGTGACTGGCGCTTACAGGTATTGGAACGGTTCTTCGGAGCCGCCCGGAGCCTTGCCCGGTACCTTGGTTGCCGATTTACCGGCCAGCGCGTTGAACTGCTTGAGGATCTCGTTCATGTCGTCCTTCAAGCCAGCCAATCCGCCGTCTTTGCCGCCCTTTTGCTTCGCAGCCAGGTTAGTGGTGCGCTTACCCTGACGACGACCAGCGCGGCCACCGCGGCGCGTGCTCTTTTCCGTGGTACCTTGGGTGCTGAATCGCTTGGTCAGCGCGGCCATTTTTGCCTTGGCGGCGCTGAACTCTTCGGCCAGGACTTCGTCTTCCGGGTTCTCGGCAACTTCATCGGCAAGCTCCGCCACTTCGTCGGCCACTTCGGCGATTTCCTCCGCCAGATCGCCCACTTCGGCCGCTGCTGCTTCCGGGTCTTCTACGGTTTCACCGGTGGCGGCATCTTCCAGCGCTTTAATGCGATTCAGCATTTTTTCAATCAGATCGCGTAATTCTTCCATCTTGGTTTCATCCTCGCCCTGTTGGGTGTTGTCTGTCGCAAAGGTTTTATTCTTGCGAGTTGAAAATAACCGCCCCCACATGGACGGCTTATTGGTTTTCATTTTTCCCAGGCTGAAAGTTTCAACGTTGCCGCGTGCGCCGTTATATTGCTCGCCGTCAAATACAAGCGTGATTTTTTCAGTCCCCAGGCTGGCGGGAATATCCGTTACAGCAAGGCCAAATAAATACTCGCGCCCGCTCCCGCCGAAGTCTTCCCAGAATTCCGCCGAGGTAAATAACTTTTGCCCCATGCGGTTGGCTTCAATCAGGAATTGGTTTGGCACTAATTTGGCATAGAGTTTTGTTTTATCGTCCACCTCTTCGACTTTCAGCGCATCGACTTCACCCAGGTTGCAAGTAAACTCACGCTCGCCCAGCTCATACATAGGGTGGTGAGGCCAAATCATGGCGGTATAGGTGTTGCGGCTGTAGGTTTCCGCCGCATCGTGCAACCATTGGGCCTCGATAGTGCGACCGTCAACGGTCGGCCCGGCGGTAGCAATACAAATCCAATCGGTTGTAATATTCGCTTGCGGCATAACTCGGCCTTTAAATAGGGATTCTGTTTTATTTGGATTTTCAGTATTGCCATTTTTTTAATTATCTTCACCCGCTTTAATTTTGATGCATTCGGTTATACAGCCTTAACCTAATACAACCGATATTTAGTTATGATTATTCACTAATGCGCTCTGCATAATAGCCTTCATGGCTAAATACTCCGACGAAACAAAAGACGCGGCCCGCGCACTATTTATTAAGCGCTGGACGCCGAAAGATATTGCGCGGGAATTATCAATTCCAGAGCGCACAATTTACCATTGGTCTGATAAGGGTCAGTGGGCATCCCTCATGCCGTTGGAGTCGGTAGAAGAATCGCTGGCCCGGCGTATCGATCAGCTCTCGCGCCGCGAGAAAAAAACCGCGCTTGAACTGGAAGAGATGCGCGACCTGGTGGTGCAGCACGTCAAGCTGATGGCCCAGCGCAATAAACACGCCGAGAAGATGGCGGAAATCCAGGCGCGCAACGTGGCGACGTTCCAGGGCGGCGGCGCTGACGCAGAACCCGGCGAGGGCGGCAAGCGCCGCTACAAGAAAAACGACGTGTCGGGCATCACGGCGGAAATGCTGGACGCCGCCGCGCGCGAGCACCTGTTTGACTATCAACTGCATTGCCGGGCCAACAAGGGGCAGGACTTCCGCTTCCTGCTGAAAAGTCGCCAGGTCGGCTTCACCTATTATTGCGCCTGGGAAGCCTTCGAGGACGCCGTTTTAACCGGCGATAATCAGGTATTCTTCTCCGCGTCCCGCGCCCAGGCCGAGATTTTCCGCGAGTACATCGTGCAGATCGCCCAGAAGCATTTCGGGGTAACGCTGACCGGCAAGGATATCCGCCTGAGCAACGGCGCGGTGCTGCGCTTCTTGTCCACCAACGCCAACACCTCGCAGGGCTTTAACGGCCACCTGTACGGCGATGAGGTGTTTTGGATCCCGAAATTCACCCGGCTGCATGAAGTCGCCTCAGCGATGGCGACACACAACAAATTCCGCACCACCTACCTATCAACGCCCAGCGCCAAAACGCACCAGGCGTACCCGGTATGGACAGGCGAAGCCTGGCGCGGCGACGACCCCAAACGCAAGGCCGTTGTATTCCCGAAATTCAGCGAACTGCGCGACGGTGGCCGACTCTGCCCCGATGGCATTTGGCGCTATGTCATCACGATGGAAGACGCGATCGCGGGCGGGCTGGGTGTGCTGGTCGATATCGAGCGACTTCGCAACAAATACAGCGCGACCGCTTTCGCCATGCTCTATATGTGCGAGTTTGTCGACAGCAAGGACGCCGTTTTCAAGTTCTCGGAGCTCAGCCGCTGCGAAGTTGAGGCGGGGATCTGGCAGGACTTTGACCCCACCGCAGCACGCCCATTCAGCAACCGCGAGGTCTGGGGCGGCTTTGACCCGTCCCGCTCCGGCGACAACTCCACGTTTGTGATTGTGGCCCCGCCGATGTACGAGGGCGAGCGCTTCCGGGTGCTGGCCGTCTATCACTGGCAGGGGCTTAACTTCAGCTGGCAGGCCGAGCAGATCAAGCAGCTGATGCGCCGCTACAACATGACCTATGTCGGCATCGACGTGACCGGCATCGGCCGTGGCGTCTATGACCTGGTGACCAAATTTGCCCCGCGTGAAGCCACGCCGATTCTGTATAGCGTGGAAAGCAAGTCACGCCTGGTACTGAAGATGATCGACACCGTGGAGCGCCAGCGCATCGAATGGAGCAAAGACGCCCAGGACGAGGTCAGCAAAGAACGCGCCGAGATCATCCCCAGCTTTATGGCCATTCGCCGCACCACGACCGCCAGCGGTAACGCAATGACGTTTGTCGCCGAACGCTCGGAAACCACCGGCCATGCCGATGTTTTCTTTGCCATCGCGCACGCAGTGATCAACGAACCCCTCGACTACGAATATGAGCGCCCCAGCACCTGGGCCTTTGGAAAAGCCGCATGAAAAAGAATCGACGCAACAAACAACAGAAGCGCCCGCAGCAGGCCACGGACAAGAACTTCACGCCGACACCGGGGCGCGGCAGCGTGATCACCTTCGGCGAGCCGGAGCCGATCCTTACCACCGGTACCGACTATCACAACATCTGGTATGACAACGAAAGCGACCATTGGCGGCTACCCATCGACCGGCTGGCCCTCTCACAGCTGCCCAACCTAAACGGCCAGCATGGCGGCGTTCTCTATGCACGCCGCAATATGGTAGTCAGCGGCTATCTGGGCGGCGGATTGTCGACCGATGAACTGGAAGCGGCGACGTTTGATTATCTGCTGTTCGGCGACGTAGCGTTACTGAAGGTGCGCAACGTCTTTGGCATGGTGATCGACCTGATGCCGCTGCCGTCGCTCTACCTGCGCCGACGCAAAAACGATGATTTTGTGATTCTGCAGGAGGGAGAGCCGCTGGTTTACACCCCGGACGATATCGTTTTTCTTAAGATGTACGACCCGCGCCAGCAGGTTTACGGCCTGCCGGACTACATCGGCGGTATTCATTCGGTATTGCTCAACAGTGAAGCAACCATTTTCCGCCGCCGCTACTACCACAACGGCGCGCACATGGGCTTTATTCTCTACGCCAATGACCCGAACATCACCAGCGAAGTGGAGCAGGAGATCAAGGAAAAAATTGAGCAGTCCAAAGGCGTCGGCAACTTCACCAACATGTTTATCAGCATCCCGAAGGGCAACCCTGAGGGGGTGAAACTCATCCCGATCGGTGAGGTTGCCGCGAAAGATGAGTTTGCCAACGTGAAAAGCATCACCGCCCAGGACATTCTCACCGCCCACCGCTTCCCCGCTGGCCTGGCTGGCATCATCCCGACCAACGGCGCGGTCATGGGGAGCCCGGAAACGGCGCGAACGACCTACGGCAAGGACGAGGTTACCCCGCTGCAGCGCAAAATCATGAACGCCGTTAACAACGATCCGGAGATCCCCGAGCGCCTGCATTTAGGGTTTGACCTGGAAGAATCCGGCAACGGTAATGAAAAGGGCGAAAAATGAGCACAAATACGCTAAAATCCGCTAAATACGTGGCATTGGCATGCGGGGTTGTAAACATGCGCATTTTTAAAATTCATTGCCCGGAGTGTGATGCACCGGCGATTATCCGTAAGACGGAATGGAAGAATAAGCAGTTGGCCGATTTGTATTGCGCCTGCACCGAAGTGGAATGCGGCCACACCTTCGTTTTTAACGCGACCTTTTCCCATTCGCTTAGCCCCAGCGGTCTGACCGGCAATAAGCTGGTCAAAGCCCTGCTGGAAAGACTCAAGCCCGACGAGCGCCAGTTTGCGTTAGACCTGCTGCAAGGTCAGAATTAATACCCCCGCAGAGCGGGGGTATTAAACCAACTATCTTCGATATAGATAGTTTTCTTTTGTCATAAAAATATCAATTTCAATAAGGAGCAAGTCAATCATTTTTTGAACTGCCGATACATAATTATCTATATTATCTTTAGTAGGTACTATAGAGTTTTCACCATGAGCAATAGAGTTTCTGACATGAACCAGTCTGTCTAGCATATGTGCATGTTCGTCAAACTTACTATAGTCAAACCCATACATATTGCATAACTCAGATAGAACATCGCTATTCAGGTTTGACTTCGTTGTTATTTTTGTCTGAAACTTAACTGTTTCATTTAAGAATCCACTAAATCTCTCTGTGAACATGCAACGTTGCTCAAAAGTTTGTTTTCCACTTAGAGATCTATAGGTATCCCCCAACCCAAGAACTACTAATTTTGTTGGGATTTGTGGAGGAGTAAGCTTCAATGAGTTAAGATGTGATAGCACTATCTTCAGTGAGTTAACTACAAACCCCTCCCAGTTTGCATAAATCATTGGCACGCACATACGATACCACAGTGGTTCATCTACTTGGTGGGGGTTCACTTTGAATTTAGCAAACTCCCCATCTCTCCAAGCATTAGTAGCGGCTATTTCCTCCACTATTTTATGCACTTCTAAATACCTCAAGCGCCCTATCCATACGATTTCTTATACGTGTTGTTGAAAAGGTAGAAACACCAATCTCTTGATATTCTCTATCTTCCATTAGACTCTTGATAGATTGAATTATTTCAGCTTCATGACCTGCAATTTGGTTATACACTTTAGGTAAAGCATAAGATAATGAATCATAAATATGTAGAGCGAAATTCCCTTTTGGCCTAAATAGTGAGGCTCCAAAATTATCATGAAGAAAAGCAACAAAATTTATAACATCTTCTTTTTCTTCATCTAAATCAAAGACTCTATCTCCTTTAGAGACATCCCGCATAAATTCAGAAAGAAAATTAGGCACTGTCGTTTTGAACTGACCATCAAAATGTTTAAACGCAAAATACCTTAAAACAAGCTCCTCAAGGAACATTTCCTCTTTCTTACTAGGCGATGGACTAATTAGCTCTGCAAAGTTCTTCATTCCAGCCACATCACGTAGCACCTGATTCAGATCTACTGGATAAGAACGGAAAATACAGTTTCTGATTTCCTGTTCAGAAAGAGGACTAGCACCAGTATTCAAACGATTAAATAACTCATATCGAATATCTTCATTGCTGTCCCAACGTACAATCTCGACTCTACATACCGCTCTTTTAATTGTTGTTTTTAGACGTATTGGTAGTTCATCAATAGAAACCTGATCTAACTCAGAGACCATTTCACCAGCACAAAGTTTCAGCCTATTCTTCTCTGGTGTGTCTGCAAGAATCCCAAAAAATGCAAATATTGTTGAAATCCGTTGCAAACCGTCCACAACCTCCCACTTCCCAGTTTCATCTTCAGCAACAAATATAGGAGGAATAGGGATACCTAATAACACGGACTCAATAAATCTTGATTGTTGAAATACCGACCATCTAAATGCACGCTGATATTCTGGTGTTATGAATAAGTCACCATCCTCATACATATTCATAAGCTCACCAAAAGACATATCAAGTCTATCAGCTTTCAGTGAGTTCCTTTTATTGGTGATAACCTCTTCCAAATCGGCCATTTTTTCTCCAAGAAAGTAATGTGTAATAGAATATCAATAATCATTGTAATGCTTGATTTTAGCAAAATAGTTATAGTTTCTCACTCTAAAATTAAGGCGGAAGCCCTAAACACAAGAAAAAAAATAAACCTATAGTATCAATAGGTTAACGCCATGCAATCTAAAAACATGGCCTTCTCCAAAATTTATACTGGCTCCTGCACATAATGAGTTCAGTTCCCACAGAGTAGGTTCCAATCCAATAGAACGAAAGAAAACTAGCAGTTTGCGGGCAATATCTTCCATATCTTCAGCCACTTCCTGCACGATATCACTCTGCTTATCAGGCAAATCGCTGCGCATTTGTTGTTTTATCGTCAATGCACGGAGCCGTTCAAGTGATTCCCGCCGTTCCTGGCGTGTCATCCGGTCAAAATCAACCGGTATCCGGCTGGTGCCCTCATCGATGAGGGCACCAGCCAGCCCCGATCCCTGGGCCGTACTGTCGGCGACGGGTACAGTTATTGACAGAACTCCAAGGGGGCGCGGTGCGCCCTGAACGTCAACGGCCAAACCCTCGTCTGCCTTGGCTTTGGGCACGATTTTGTAAGTGGCGGTGCGGGTAAAAACGACCGATTCCGGCCCCGATGCCGGGGCATAGACGCCGGTAATGCGGCTGACGTCATCGCCGTAGGCGTTACCGTCCGGCGTGACTTCATAGTTCAGGCGTACCCGGATGCAGTCGCGGGCGACCAGTGGCCCGCCCTGGGCCATCGTGTACCCGCTCCAGTTGCCAACGGTGGCGGCTTCGTGAGCCGGGGCGATCTCCGGGTGCAAACGCAGCTCGCGGCCGTGCATGCGGCGCAACTCGCGATAGACCGTAACGGGGGCGCCGCCGATCTGCTGAAACTGGCGGATGCGCCAGCGTGATGCCCATGCGCTCACGCGCCGCGCGGTATCCTGTAGCGGTAAGCCGGTGTCGTCATCTAGCTGACCGTCCAGGGCAAATCCATCAATGTTCTTGCTGATATATTTGGCGATGTATCCGGTGGCGGAGCCCTTCTCTTTGTCGATCGGCTCCACAAAGAAACGAGCCTCCAGGGCTTTGATGCCCTGCAGCTCTTCCGAATCTTCCCACCTGGCGTACATGCAAAAAATATCGCGCGCCGCGTCGATATCCTCGGGGCGCATGAATAGCAACAGGTGCCAATGCGGGGTTTCGTCGTGATGGGGTTCGACAACGCGGAAACCGAACGCGCGAATGCCTGCCCTCTTCCACGCAGCGCGAACACGCGCCCAGATGCGGCAAAGGTACTTTTGCGTTTGCCGCGGGCTGGCCCCGTTCCATTTGTCGTTACGTTTGCCGGTGCTGTGCATAGCGTGGTACTTGGACGGCGCGGTCAGCGTGTAGAAGTCGCCAACCATCTGCATATCGTCGGCGATGTTTTCAAAGTGCCTCATGCGAGTCATCAACTCGCGGCGGCGGTTGGCAGGATTGGCGACGCTACCGGCCACCTTCTCGATCAGGGATATACGCTCGCCGGTGTCCTGCTCTTCCAGCTCCATCGCCTTGAGATATTCGACGTTGGCTTTTTTCTGGGCCTTCCATTCTTTCAGCGCCGGATCGCTGCAATACGGGGTTGTTTTCTTGCTGACGTATCCGGCGGCGATCATCAGGTGTTCCCGCCACTGGTCATGCATGCGTTTCAGTCTGCGCAACCACCACGCTGGCGACTCCAGGCGCGCCATGCAGCGCAGGGCGTCAGCATCGCTCAGCTCCATCTCGCAGTAACTGCGCCAGCCCGGCGCGAACATGTTCAGATGCGATACAACCCACGCGGCGCGGCCGTAGGCATAGATAATCGCAAACGAAACATCGCCATGTTTTTCAACCTGGCTCTCGTAATAGTTCATGAATTCGGCGGTGATGCAGTCGGCCAGCCGGTGCGCCAGCCGCTTGAGCTCGCGTTTGCCGTACCACGGCAGGCGGGCAAAATCATCCTGGAAGCCGATCAGCACACCGGGTACAACGCCCAGGCGATACCGATCGTTGACGCCATCAATGCGCGGTAGGACGTGCTTTTCAAACGTGTTGATTAAGTATTTATTGGCTCGCGTTGTGCCGTGCTGCGCTTCGATGCTGTCGGCGCGCTGGGCGTAGTAACGTCGTATGAAGTGAGGCAGCGACGCCAGACGGCGACGCACCCGGTGCGCGCGCGGCATCGGCTCGGCATGCAGCCCCTGGCGAAATGCCCACTCTTCGATCGGCGGGTTCGCCGCTTCGGTGCCGACGGCCTCGCGGGGTCGGTTCCAAGCGAAAACCCCGGCGGGCGTTTCAGCGCTGCCGGGGTACGGTTTTGGCGGGGTCGGTGCGTAGCGGCCGCGGGTGTCAGTCATTCTAGCCTTATTGAGTCATAATCAAGCAACAGATGCCGACGCTAACAGATTTAAAAAATCGCTCAGCGCACGAATTTAAACTTTCGAATTTATTTCTCGGTTAAATTCCTTCCGGCTCATCAAACACCAATCGGCCCCACTATTGCGGCTCAGGAGCCGCCAGTTAGGGCCGACATTGATTTTTAAAACAGTGGTATCTTTGGCTGACTTAGCCAATTTATTCTTGCGTTCAAAACCGCGTATTATATTCATGGCGTTGCGGTAAACTTCTGGCGGGGCTGCGTGGTTAGATATATTAATCACTTTCGAAACTCCGTATTCAGGCAATAGAAACCCCGGCGCAATATATAAAAGCGCCAGATAACCCAGTTGCTAATTACTCGCTTACACTTAACACACTATCGACATTGCTTAATCGCTGCGGGAATGAGCCCACCAACTCCCGCAGCTCTCGCATCGCCTCGATAACGGCAAGCCGTTCCCTCTCGATCAGATGCTCAAATTTCAATTTGTGCCTCGCTCTTGGAATTTCGGCAGTGAAATAAATCAGCCCCCGGTGCCGTGAATGCAAAGAATTAATTAACTCTTGCGTTTCATTACCGACACTCTTCGCGGCTGCAATCATCTGCATGCACTTATATGAATGCACCAGCCCGGTTTCAACCTGGCGGGGCGTTGGCGCTACGCCAATATCACCTATCGAATTCATATAACTACCCTCCACACCACCTATATGGGAGAGCACCCCGTTGACGCCCCGCACCAAAGGTTAACGGGCGGGATGCACTCCCATATAGGTGCCGGGTTTTAGCCATGCCCGGCGCATGGTTTTGTGGTATCGTTGCTACGCCTGTTGCTATCCACTCTCAAAAGGACTCAGGCGTACCCCCACCAACCACAAAGGAATGAAAATGGAAGAACAATATAAAACTCTCTTCAATAACATCTATGAGCATGTCGCTAAAATTCATAACATTGAAAAGAATCCAACTCAATATGATAAATTGCGCCTTACTCACAAATCACTTTTCTACTTTAAATTAGAAGTAATGTTACACTCTTACCGAAATACACTCTCCGACGAGTGGGGTGTATTAAGTGGCATTAATGCAGCTTATCATTTAATTTCTTTCAAACAGAACACCCCACTAACCACAGTTGTTACTCTTTCACCAAAGCAAGTTATATTCATTCTTGCCGACGAGGTTCAACGTTTTAATTTACCTCGCCAAGCAATTGAGGAAATCACTCACCCTTACCTTGCTCGCCTTCAAGGTGAGGAGATTCAGCAGCCCCCATTAGATTGGAACGTTGATGGGGAATGGCCTCTCGGAGCGGCTGAGAAAGTGCTTTACTCAGAAAAGAAACTTTTTCGCTTTGAACCTTAGCATTCTCCGCTAACTGTTTATTAAGCATCAATGAAACGCCGGGGTATCTTTCCACTTGGTTAAGTGCCCCGGTAACCTTACCCAACCATTCGAAAAGTTCATCCTTAGTTAAATTACCCGGATGAATAAAAGGAGCATCACCAAACGCTTTAGCAGGGTTGGCACTGTGTCGGTTTTCAACGCCGTCATGCAAAACCATGTCACACGCAATAACCTCCGGTGAACCATAAACATTTACACGAACCCGTTCGCTAATTCTAAATAACATAGCATCAGCGATTTTCATGTCGTCACATTCACAATCAGCAGAATCCCCGATGTAATATACATAACCGGCATGACAACCATTCGTTTCATAGCGACGGCGGAAAAGTGTTGCACCTTCCGGTTTTAATTTATGGATGAAAATATTTTTGAACTGCATTAGCTCTACTCCTTATTACGTTTACAAAGTGCTTTCCGAAACTTCACTTTAGAAAGGACTCTGCCTTTTAAGCGAAAATCCCCATCAACTTGGCAAACCAGCGGGCCTTATTCCGAGGGTGCGCCATGAATGGAGTGCGGCACCCCTTCACGAATTGCACTTCGCTGGCCTTCGGCTGGAAGTGGCGACCATCCGGGGCTTCAATCCAGCCGCGGGTATGGCGGCGGTGTGTGACCTGCTGGCCGTTGATCAGCATGGCGGCCAGCGATGGGCATTGTGCGGTTGTCATTACTCGGCTTCCTCTTCAACAAATAGCTCCGGGGTGATCGCTGTTCTGCTCCAGGCTGCTGCCTTGGCGCGGAGGTATACGGCCTCTTTGCTACCCGCATAAGCTGCGGCGGCGGCGATGCTCTCAAGCATTTCACACGCCCAATAAATCTCAGCGGGTGAATGTGCCGGAGCGTTTCGGATGGCACGTTCTTGGCGCAAGGCGTACATTTTCAGCACCTTGTTGGCTGCTGCAAAGAATGTAAGGCTCATACCTTCCCCTCGCTCTGTTTGTATAGCCCGTCGATGTACCCGGTAGCCTCGGCCTGCGCGTCAAACTTACCGTAAGACTGATCGCCCTGGCTGACGTGGTACCGGGTGACCGGGTTCAGTGCCTTCCGGGGCAACCGGGTGATGCTGAAACCCCGGTAAAGGTTGGTGTGCTCGCTGACCTTGATCAGCGCATGCGCCTGTTGGTTCATGCCGAGCCCCTCAAACCTTCATCCGTAGCGCTTCCTGCGCCTCTTCGTAGGCTTCCAGGAACTCGTAAACCATGTTTACTTCGCGTTCCCTGCCCTTTTTCTTTTTGGTCAGCGTCAGCTTGTTTTCATTGGCCTGCTGCTGAACCGTGCGGACGGTTTGCCCGGTGACCTCCGCGTAGGCGGAAAGCGTCAATTTCGGGTATGGCAAACAAAAAACTACCGGGCAATCAGGCATTTTCACCATAGCGGGCTTGGGTCTTTTGACTGTCATCGTTTATCCTTCCAGATCACGCCCGGACTTAACCGGATTTCTTAGGACTTAGCAGTCTCCATATGGAGACCGTGAAATGAGGATAGTCTCCGAATGGGTACCATGTCAAGCAGCTATGGTGAAAAACTTCGGCAGATCAGAACAGCAGAAGGGCTAACTCAAGCAGCCTTTGCCAAAGAGTTAGAGCTAGGTTTAAGCACAATAAAAAATTATGAGTCTGGGCAGAAAAATGCCGGGCTATCAATCGTCGATAAGGTCACCAATCACCCCCGGTTCGAGAAGTACACCATGTGGCTAATGAACGGGAAAACGTCAGAAGCAGCGGGGCAAATCTCCCCGCTTCTCTCCCCTGATGGGCACGACGACACATCCGACCACCAAAAAGGCCAGAAGGCTGGTTAACTGCTTTAAAAATAAAGGAAAAATGGAAATCTGGCGGAATCTGCTACGAACGGAATTATTTTGAATGACGATCACCAAACAGGATAACGGGCAATACCTGGTAGACGTTCGACCGCAGGGCCGGAAGGGAAAACGTATCCGCAAGCGCTTTGACACTAAGGGCGAGGCGCAAAAGTATGAGCGCTGGGTAATCGCTACGCAGAATAGCAAAGACTGGATCGAGAAGCCGCCAGACCGCCGCCCACTGACCGAACTGATTGAACTATGGTGGAAGCATTACGGGTGTACGCAGAAATCGGGCGAGAATAACCGGAATGAATTGCTGAACATTTCCAGTGACCTGGGTTCGCCACGCGCCGACCAGGTCAGCATTGCGACGTTCTCAAACTATCGGGCCGAACGCCTGGAAGCCGGTTTAAAAATTGGCTCCATCAATCGGCGGCATATGATGCTGAGCGGCGTGTTTACCAGGCTGATAAAGCTGGGGCACTTTCATAACCCCCACCCGCTAAAAGGCCTGGCAAAGCTGAAAGACAACACCCCAGAAATGGCCTGGTTGGACAAGCCCAAGATAGGCATTTTTCTGGAACACCTGACCGGCGACAACCTGAAGGTGGTCAAACTCTGCATAGCCACCGGCGCGCGCTGGGGTGAAGCGGCCGACCTTACACGCGATGCAGTGATTAAATTTAAATGCACGTTCACA